GAAGGAAGTATAAAGAGCTATCTTAAATTTGTCACCACTTGAGCTTGAAAAATTAGCATCACCCTCTAGTAGTTGTTTCTTAAACGAATTACAAATTGCTTGTGTTATTGCCATGTTTATCTCCTATTTACCTATACGAGGAACACCACTTTGATATTCATCTCGTCTTCTTCTTCCCATTTGTTCTATTGAGAAGCCTTCTATCGCTTGTTTATACTTTCCTTCGTATAATTGCAAGAGATCATTTGGCCCTTTTAAGAAACCGTATGCCTCGACTAGGCATGCATATAAAAGTCCGTTGGGAAAATTCAAACTTAAATATGTAGAGGGAACTGTACTCGATAATCCATCTGGTTTCAAGATATAATTTAATTGTATGGTGTAGGTCTGATCAGGCGTAGGAGCCACAACTATCGTATTTTCATCCCAGTTACTATAATATTTAGGAGTTCCTTGAACCTCTAAGTTGTTAAATTCTGACATAAAACTGGTATCTCTATATTGTAAAAAATCCCTGTCATTAGCCACTCCAACCCCTGCAGAATCTACAATCTGAGCTGATCTAATAACCAACAAATTTTGTGGAGTATCTATAAATCTTTGACTAGCCACCATTTGAGCGGTCACATATCTTCTATTATTATCAGAGTCCACATCCCTTAGTATTCTAAATTCCGCATTTTCTATGAAACCATTTACAATGGTGTCAGTTAAAACCGTGCTTGTGACCTCCGTGTAGTCTCTAATTTTTTGCACTAATTCAGTGTATGTCATGTTATACTTACCGTTACTTCTCCAAGAGTCGCAGTCGCTTCTCTCCTTCTATTAATATCTGTTGGATTCTCAGGAACCATACTATTATTACTTTGATCTAAAAAAGAATAAGATCCTGGTAAAGTTAAATCAGCAATGATTCCACCGCCACCTCCAGTGTTTAAATCAAAACGTTGAGGTCTTGCTTGTTCTAATCCTTGAGGATCTGCTACAAAAGGTTTTGGTTCTAACTGCGGTTGTTTTTTTTCATATTCTGTAATGTGAACAAAAGCTCCATTCCATTCTGTAACCATTTCTCTCCACGGAAATGCTTGACCACTTCTATCTGATATTGCTAATGCATATTTTCCTTTTGCAAACTTTGACATTATATCTCCGGATAATAAGTTTTAGGTGAGATGTAAACACTCGCTGGTGATCCATCTTCTGTTAATGCTCTTTGTAATTCATCTTCGTAATACAATTTCATCTCTTGAGTTCTTTGTGGAGCTTTTTTCATAGAGATATAATAAGTTAAACCTGCACACATACATGGTACAAATCTATTAACAACATCAGCTTCATTTGTATATTTACCTGCATCTTGAATTCTTTTAACATAATAAAAATAAATAAAGTTACCTGCTTGTGTGTCCCCAGGTGTTAAATACAAAGTGACAGTAACTTTGTCTATAAATCTTTGTACAAAATATTGTGACGGTTGACCGGTAGCGCTTTTGTTTGAAAACGCTTGATACTGTGATCTATTAATTTTTGAAAGAGGTGTGTCTACATCACTTGCATTTCTAAAACTAGCTTCAAGAATATCTGAAACCATATCAACAAAATTAGTTACTGTATCTCCAGAGGAGTGACTTGCAGCTGTAGTGCCATCAGCCCCACGATCGGAGGCAGAGCATATGATGTTATTTCCTGAAATAGATGTATAAGTAATCACTTCAGAATTAATTCTAATTTTACCAGTAGCGTTCATATTTTTAGTTGACGCCACGGGTATTGTAGTAGCTGAATCTGTGATTCCTGATGATAAAGTAGTAGTTATACCATCTGCATTTCCATCAGACGGAGATCTAAATATTTGATATTCATTTTGACCTGACACTAATGTGATAGCAGTTCTTGCAACCTCCCAAAAATGCAGACCTCTGTTGTCCCATTCTTGAAACATTATGTTTAAAGAACGTCTAGCAGATCTTAAATCATTACCAGAATAATCAAAGAATCCTAATCTTTCATAAGACTCAGTTATAATATCATCGATCGAGAGAAATTTCTCGAATGTACTTGTGCCTGAAAAAGCCACGTAAACCTCCTACGAGTTGCTTCCGCCACTATGAAACACAGTTAACTTCGTAACCTGCTCTGTAGTGAAAACAGAATTAAGATTAGTTTTAAATAGAATAGGTGTAGGGAAAATTACAGTTTTACTTTCCGCTACTGCACCATGATCTATTTTAACTTTAGAAGTTGTTCCATCTTTTAATTCTATTGTCCCTGCAGTCGCTGTTCCAACATAATGTATCCCGTAAGCTCTAGTTCTACCCACTTGAATAGTTTTAGCTTCAGTAGTTACGTTGCTGGCTACGCCGTCTTGTGATGATCCAAATGTTGTCATTTTTTCTCCTTAAAATTTTATGTGGGCCCGAAGGCCCACAAAATTAATTAACTATTAACTGAACGGTGTAACAAATGCACCATTACCAATTAACTGAGCTTCTATCTGCCAAGTTAAACCAGCGACTGCTCTACATTTAATGTGAGCACCACCTAGTCCACCTCTAGTAGTAGCATCTAAAGTTAGTGTATCAAGAGATGCTGCAAAAGCAGTTACTGCTCCTGGATCGGTAGCTGTATTGTTATAAATAGCCATTCCTACGTATACGTCAGCAACGCTGTGTCCTGCTGCAGTCCCTGCATTTAAAACAAATGTATTACCACCTGTTAAATTTGCAGTTACAAGGAATTCGTATTCTAAACCAACATTGTTTGCACTGTTTGGATCAGACCCTGGACCTGAAGATGCAGAATCCGCTGTTGCTACAATTGCAGGTAAATTAAAAGTCGTACTAGCATTGCCAATAGTCAATACTTTACCCTGATATTTATTAATATCAGTTGCACTGTCAGCTACAGTTCCTGTGATAGCTTGTATCATTTTAGGACCTGTTCCTAAAAATCCATTTAGGGATCTTACTGGTCCGTCAAAGGTTGTTTTTGCCATAATTATATCCTCCTAGTTTTCCGAACATAGTCTCTAGGCCGTCGACTATACGCGTCTATGTTCTAATTAATTGTATAGTAATTAATTTATATACTAGTTTTAGATAGAGTGCAAGAGAGCCTGTAGTGCGGATTGTATTTTTCCAACGATGTAGCTTTTTGTTTAAGTTGCTACAGAAACTTGTGGAGCTACTTCCTCAATTTTATTCTGCAGATGCTCTTTTTTAGCCTCTGCCATTTTAATATCGGTAAGAACGTTTTTAACTTCTCTATCGATCTTTACCATATTAAGGGTATATCTACCCTCTTTGAGATGTTCCTGCTCCCACTGAAGATCCAGACCTCTTTTCTTCTTGTAAAGGTCTTGTAGATGTTGCATCATCTCCTCCATTCATAACCTCCTCATAGGTTATTCTTTTAATCTTGGGGTTCATCATTTCTCCAAGATATTCCCATTTTATATCTTTTTTTCCTAGTTTGTCAACTATTGCGTTTTCGATATCTAAAGGGCCATCTAAGGAAGTTATAACAAAATCAGCATAATATTTATATGCATAAATTTGTACTCTGAATTGTTTAGGGTGCATTTTTTCTTTCTAATTTTAAAATGTGGCGAGACTATGTCCCGCCACAAAATTTTAAGTATTAAGCACCTTCTACGCCAAAGATACCTCTAAAGTCAGAGACACCAAATCTGTATCTCTCTCTAGCTTTGTATCTAACGTTTCCAGTATCGAAGTCACCTTCCATCGCTGTTCTGATAGGTGTTCTTTCGAAATACTTCATACCGTTTGGCACATCAGTGATAAGATAGAACGCGTCCGTGTCAGTTAAAAAGTTATTAACTCTGTAACCTTGTGGAACCATACCCATAGATACGATTGCGTTGATATCGTTATCAGCTGTAGAAGTTCTACCTTGAGATTTCATTAATCTCTCAGCAGTAAATTGTAGCTCAGATGGAATAATCATTTTTACTCCTCTTGCTGCAATTTTCAAACCTCTTTCATCAGTCATTTTAGCGATCTGAATTAACGAATCCTCTAATGAAGTTTCGTTAAGGTCTGCTTGCGTGCTTAACGTATTCGAAACAGTTCCCGCAATAATTGGGTGGTTTGTAGCAAATAAATTGCTTCCATCACCAGATTTAAATGTACCTACTGATGGTAGTCCACCTAATAATGGGTCAACTGCTTTGATTTGTTTTGTTCT